CTCTCAGTGGTGTGTGCAACTGGATGATATAGCATTTATGCATCCGTCCAAAGCCGCCAATGGTGATCCGACCATTATGGAGATGCTCCAAGTGGTCAACAATGTGCCATTCGTACCCGATCAAGCCAGTTTGGAAGATAAGGGGCGAACGCCCATGCGTGCTGAATTTGTCATTGCGACTACCAACTGTGAAACGCTCAATGCATTTCACTACTTTCAGACACCGCTTGCGGTGCAACGTCGCTTGCCATTTGTCATCGACGTAAAGCCCAAACCTGAGTACACCAAAGATGCGTGTATGCTTGATTCGTCAGCCGTTCAAATGGAAGATGGTCAGTGGCCAAATTATTGGACATTTGAGATTAAGCGTGTCGTGCCAGCGGGTACCGAACGTGAGCGCCAACAAGGCCAGTTAGAAACTATCCACGTCTTTGATGATGTGAACAAGTTTTTGAGCTGGTTTTCGCGCGTTGCAGTAGAGCATTCCACAGTCCAACAGAAGGTTGATGATTGTGATGTTGGTATGAAGAATATAGTCATTTGCAAACAGTGCTACATGAACACCATGGTGTGTGAATGTGAGCCATGTGTAGATGTTGAGGTCCAAGCATTCGATTACGAAGGCCCCATCGCTCCCACGCGTACTATGTACTTATTGGACTTGGTGAAGTATGCTATTTTAGCTATTATCACAAAGATCCTAAGTTACCACGCTGTGAGTGGCTTTTTGTGCCACCTGTTCCGCCTGGATATGACTCAGGATGCAATTATGCGAGAGTTCATTCCAGACCAAGTAGCACTGAATGCCTGCCGTGCGCAGATGCGTTGGTTAGGTGAAAGAGTGCAGAAGAAGATTGGTGCTCCAAAATTGCTTTTGGGAGTTGCTGCTACATTGGCGAGTGTTTACGCTGCCAAGAAGATGTATGACTTTATTGCAAAGCCAGCTTTCCAGACGCAGGGTACAACCTCTGCCTCTACAGGTGCGCCACCAGTACCACGAGAAAATGAGAAGCAGAATGTCTGGTTTAAGGACGATTTCAGCTTATCGGCATTTGATGTGTCCTCACATTCCATTTCATGGAATAATATGGAGTTCACACAAGTGGCAAGTATCGTGGGAAAGAATTGTGTAGCATTGCGCTCACATTTCACAAATGCTGATGGAGTTGCAGTTTCGCGACCCGTCAAGGCCTTTGGTGTCAAGGGACACATTTATGTGACCAATAGCCATGGGCTGCCCGATGTTGAGAGTTTTAAACTCGAGATGATTCGTGACTACCGTTGTGAAGGTGTTAATGGCAATATTGTTTTGACCATGCATCAGTGCGACATATATCGTGTTCCATCTAGTGACATCGCTTTCTTCCGAGTGCGCAATCTGCCCCCAGTTAAGAGTTTGGAGAGTTTATTTCCTAAGCACCCTATTAAGGGTGTGTACTCCGGGACATACGTTACGCGTATGGAGGATGGTAGCATGAATAACAGACAGTTGGATTGCATCAAGAGCAAGTCTACACCACAACAACCTGGCTTTGAATTGCCGATAGATAGTTGGCACGCGTTTACGCGAGTTGCCACTACTAATGGTGATTGTGGTTCTGTCATGCTCGCCCAGACACCAATGGGACCCATTATTTTGGGAATCCATGTTATGGGCGGAGGCAATGAAGTGTTCAGTATCCCGCTTACGATTGATATCGTACAGATGGGAATGGGGCACTTTGTTGAGCCTCATATGGAGCCTACAGCTCCCCGTCTTGACGTACCAGGCTTTGAAACTCCTCTCATGGACTTGCACCACAAATCTGTGATGAGGTATATCGAAGATGGCACTGCTCGTGTTTATGGTTCCTTTTCTGGATTCAAACAAGCACCCAAGTCACATGTACGACCCACTTTTATTAGTGAGATTGTGCAGGCTCAATGCGATGTGCCAGTTAAGACTACCAAGCCACAAATGAGTGGCTATGTACCGTGGCGCATTGCAGCCGTGGAGATGGTGAAACCTGTTACAGATATCAACACAGATGTCTTAGCAGAGTGTGTCGAACAGTATACTAAGGATATCCTAAGTGGACTGAGTGAGGAAGACCTTGCTGAGATCATGGTGTACGATGATATGACAGCCATTAATGGTGCCGCAGGTGTTCAGTTTGTTGATAAGATGAACCGTAACACAAGTGCGGGTTTCCCGTTCAAGAAAGGTAAGAAGAATTTTCTAACCCCTTGTGTCGGACCAGCGGGTAGTGAGTGGGTTCATCCAGATCCCATAATCATGGAAGCTGTGGAGGAGATCCATCGCTTATATACCAGCGGTCAACGGGCTTCGCCTATTTTCAATGGTCACCTTAAGGATGAAGCCATTTCTCATGCCAAAGCCAAAATCGGGAAAACTCGCGTTTTCACAGGTGCGCCATTTGCCTGGAGCATCATAAATCGCAAGTATTTGCTGTCAGTGACACGTGTTCTGCAGCGAAACCGTTACGTGTGGGAAGGAATGCCTGGCATGAATGCCATGTCCGACCAGTGGGAAGAATTTTACCAATATGTTACCCAACATGGTGAAGATCAACTCATCGGTGGTGACTATCGTTTCTTTGACAAACAAAT